ATTAGACTGATGCAATAGTTTTTACAATTAATCTTTTAAGAATGACAATAGTTTCTTTATTATCAAGGTCTTTATAAGATTCAATATCAGGATTTATGCCTGCAACTCTGCAAGCTCTGATATAAATAGACTCTAATTCCCATAGAGTCTGATAAGTTTTACGTTTAGCCATTAAACTAAATCGCAAATAATCTTTCTAAGAATATTTCTTTTCTCGAAAGATTTAATGTGATTCATTGCATCAACTAATCCTTTTTGTGGATTAGGTTGGCATATTAAGGTTGCTAATCCTCCACTACCACGCTTCCAATCGTCAAACACTCTGGTATGACAGACATTGTTGCTATAATGAAAGGTGCAACGTAAGTCAGTAGCATCATCAAGACGTACTGTAATTGTTGTTAAACGATTTTTAGAATCGTACTCTTTTTGTGTGTTCAAAGCTTGTGGCTCCTATGGTTTGGTTAATGGTATTTGGAATACCTATATATAAGTATGCCAAAGAATAAAAAGAAAGTCAACCTAATTGTTTTATAAAATAAGCTGACTAACTTTGGCCTACGGAATTTTAAGGACTACTAATCGTGAAATCCTGGAATAAATTCACCTTCTAAGGTCTTAGGCTTTCTATCTCTTTTATTTTGTACTAATTTATGATGCCTGGCATACTTGTCGAACCTGTCTGAAAGCTCAACAAAAAGTACAACTACTCCTACTGTTAATAGGATTTCTAATACAATCATTGTGGTTAATAGTTACGTTTACAAGTGAAAGGTTTAAGAGCCTTTCAGAGTGGCTACTAATAGCCACTAGGAAAGATTCTATTTAAAGCCTTCTTCTAATTCTTTATAGAAGTTAAGCCTATGTTGATAGCATCTATTCTCTGCTTCTGCTTGGGTATCTGTGAAGCCTAGCAGCTCGTCACAAAATAAACTTTGATACATTGCTTTTTCATGTCCACAATTAACTTTATGGACTGTATAACGAGCATCTAAGAAGTTATACATTGTGGTGTTTAACATTACTTAGCACCTCTTTGTTTTTTGGCATCTTTAACCATTTTGTTAAATGCCTTTGACTGTTTTGGTGTCATGCCACAAAAGTAATTTATTAAATTACCCTCGTACTGGTCGGCAAGTTTTTCAAAGTCTTTTAAGGTTTTGTTTTGTTTCATTGTTTAGTGGTTCTAAGGTTTACATTTGAAAGGTTGAGAGCCTTTCAGAGTGGCTACGAATAGCCACTAGGAAAGATTCTAAGAACAATAATCAATTATTTTTGAAGCCATTGTATAAATTTCTTCATACTGTCGCTTCATAATTACCCCATAAATACTCTCAGAATGGTTTACTTCGTAAATAGAGCTTATTTCTAATGAACTATCAAAGTAACCCCTGGAAACATCATCACATAGCCATTTAGCTAATCCATAGTTATAAACATTAACTAAGGAATCAGAAATTTCGTCTATATGTTCATAGGCTTCCTCTTCATTGTTAACGTCATAATTATTTAAAAGACTATCTAATAAAGAATGTATAATGTCATACCTCCAATCATTCGGAAGCTCTTCATTATGAAGTAATTCAATAAACCTTTGAATTTCTTCTTTATTCTCTACATCTTCTTTTAAACAATAGTAATAATCTAGTCCTGGTTCTCTCTGTTTTTGTTCTAGTGAATTATAAAGAGTCTCTAGATTCTCTTTGAAAGTTTTTGTTTTAATCATTTGGTGGTTCGGTTTGTTGGTTGGTTTGTAGAGTCTGGTTTAAGGACTCTTTAGAACCTACTAGGTAGGCTCTAAGGAATCATTAAATAATTTCAATCTGGTTATCAACGTATTCTTTAGTTCGTTTATAAACTATGTCATAGTCTGCATAGCCCATAGATTCGTCATAATCCATATTGAATTGTTCCCAGAAAAAGTCCCAATATTCAGAAGTTGAAACTTTAGTTTTTTGATAGTCCATAATTAAAAACTAATGTCTTCTGGTTTGTCCTGGACTAACTCAAAGTTAAAGCCTAAGATTTTAAGTGAATTAATATTGTTTTGAGTGAGAGTACTGTTACCAGTCAAAGACTGTAAAGCACCTCTTTGTTTGTCATCAATAATATCTACATAAGTTTGACCATAAGCTGATCTAGTAGATACTTTAATTGTTTGCATTTGTGGTTCCTGGTTTAGTTTGAATCAAATCAATTTGATCTGATATTGATATCATTACATATACTGTTGCCAACTGCAAGGCTTCAATAGAAACTTTCTTCTAATCCCTTAGTATCACTTATGAAATCCAACTTAACATTCTGTAATATATACCCTGGCTATCGATTACAAAAAGACATATAGAGCCATAAAATCAAACCAGATATAAAAATACCATCAAATAATATAAGATATATTATGAGATCCTAGTTATATCAATGGTTTTGCTAGATATATAGTCTATTTTTACAAAAAAAACATATAGTCTATGGGTAAAATAGTGTTCTACATATATGCGTAACCCCTTCAAATTTTTGTTCCTAAATATTTTTAGGGTAGTGAGGATCATGCAGCAGGCAGTCAAAGAACCCCCCTTAGTGTAATCCTTAGTGTAATCTTAAGTGTAATCCTTAGTGTGGGAGAGTTACGAACCTTTATCTCTCCTATACAAGGCTTTAATAAGCGTCACTTATAAATCCATCGGTAGATACATTAGAATTTCTTATCTGTTGAGAGTTCATACCCATAGCGGACTGAGATATGGTGTTATTGAAGAGAGAGTTCCAGTTATCTGTATGTATTGAGAGCAGTTCATCTTGCCTTCTAGCCATGTTTAGGTCTTCATTTTGAGCCATATAGTCAGTCCAGTAGGCAACTGCCCCTGCGAGGGAGTCAACAAGGTCATCATGTACAAGAGAACCTCTGTGCCTGGATATTCGAGATAGTTGATAGACGAGTTGAAGTTTAAGTCTTCTTTCTGGTGTTTCTTGAGGGTTGGAACGAAAGTCTTTTTCTATTACTTTGCGGTCAATTATTAGTCGGTGAGAGTTCATAACAGGTTCAAGAGTATCAATTATTCGTAATTCTTTGGTCTTGTTATTTCTAATGTCTTCAATTTGGCATGGGTGTATGCGTGAGATGAATGGTTTTAGCAGTTCAGCAAACATACCACCACCAAAGTTTTGTTCAATGAGGATAGTATTAATATTATTTTCTTTAGCTAGTCTTGATATTTTATCCAGAACGGGGTCTGTATAGCCCCCAGACAGTCCTAAACACTCAGTAACGTATAAATTACCATTAAGCATCTTAACGCAGCTTATAGCGGTCTGATCTTTACCTTTACCAGAAGGGTCAACGAACATAACTGAGCCTGTATATTCTATAAAGTCACCAAATTCTTGTGCAGGTCGGTAGAATCTGTCACCATTGAAACCTACACATTGGAGATCTTGTATTACATATTCGGGATTGTTGGACCAGATAACTTTTTCTGGTGCAAATTCTTTGTTGATAGAAGCAATTACCAGGTCGTTTATTTTTAAAGGGTATCTATCTTGATCTGAAAGAGTTGTATCTAGTTGAAACTGTAGATTGAAGCCAGAACGACCATAGGAAGCTTCACGTTCCATTAGATCCTGTGCAGAGAACCTTATAGGGTCAACAGGATCTTTAGGCTTTACAAGACCTTCCAGGAGTTCTTTCTGGATTTTGGGAGCAAGTCTATCTCCGTAGTTATTTTTTAGTTCTGGGTAACGTGCAGTCCAGATTCTAGTTTCATATCCTCTTTCTTCTAGTGTTAGATATACAGAATTTTCTACCTGTGGTGTACCGAGGAAGGTAATTTTACCATTTGGTTTTAGTATTGCTTCAAATTCTTTTACAGCTTCCGATAGCTTGTCTCTCATAGGTTGAGTAAAGGAATTATTGGGAACTTCTACGTCA